CAGCTCCTGAATCCACATCCTGATTCAGATCGTGCACCACGATCCGTGATCTAAGCCTGGGTCAATTTCAATGAGCGTCGCTGGGTCAATTTCGATGAGCGGCGAAGTCCAGATGCACCAGGTACGCCTCGGCGCCTTCTGCCACTGTCATTGCTCCCCCGCGGTGGCGTCGGTCAGGAGCGCGGCGACCTCGTCCTCGCCAACGCCGGCCAGATAGTCGTGCAGGGACTTGCGAAAGAGATCCAGGCGCGCGTGGAGTCCCTGGCGCTTCCAGGCCTCGTCGAGCTTGTCGACGACCGTGGCCTCCATGCGCAGGGGCAGGATCTTGAAGGTGACACCCTCGCGCTGGGCGTTCTTGCGCGGGCCAACCGGTACGCGTCCCTTGCGCGCCTCGCGAATCTTCCAGATCAGATAGGCCGAGTTCGAGCTGCCGGTGGGTCGGCCGACTACTTCGAGGTAGCGGGCCTGCAATTCGGGCACAGTGAGCTTGGTCAGCTTCTCGGGGACGATCTCGGCGACCTGCTCGGCACCGGGCGCTGCCGTGGTGCTCGTGGCGACGGTAGTCTCGGCTGCGGCGCTGGCGCCGGGGGAGGCAGCCTTCTCGCCAACACTCCCGCTCGCAGCTTGCAGCGCTTCGGTGATCTTGCGGATTAGGAATTTGCGGTTGGGGCTGCGGGTCTTCTCGCTAATGACCTCGGCGTACTTCGACTGCAACTCGTTCAGTTTCATTTTGTCCAGGTTCGCGATCTGCTTCTTGGTGTTCATGTCTCGGTCCTTTCGTTGTTGGTACCGGCGCGGACTCGCCACGTCGGCGTGTTGGTTTCAGTTCGTCTTCTTGAGCCCTCGGAATAGCGCCAGGTCGATCGCTTTCGGATCGCTACACACGAAGCTCCATCGCTGCTCGTTTTCGAGGAACGGTTGGACCTCGACGCGATCGTCGGCGGTGACACCGCCAGCGCGTGCAATCTCTTCTTCGTCGCGCAAGTAAGCGCCGTCACCATCAGGGTCGTTGTCGAGAGCTGCCGCGCGCTTCATGACCGCCACGATGCGGACCTGGCAACTGCGCAAGTACGGGTGCTCGGTTCCGTGGTAGGTCGTGATGCTTCCGAGAATCTTCGCCATTGTTCGTCTCCGTGCTGGGGTTCGCTGCAATCGACAAACACATAGGGGCGTAGCTTCGCCAACACATCAACTCAATTTCGACCTGGAATTGGTCGAATTAGACGCCGCTACTGCACAATCCACACCGCTTGTGCACAAGCCGGTTTGGGGCTGGTCACAGTGGAATCACAGCCTTTGAGCAAGAGCGGCAATGGGCATCGACCCAGTGTTGATGTCAGCGCCAGAAGCAGCAGAAGTCGGGTGCGCGGCCGCCCACTGGGCGAGGTTGACGTCGCAGGTGAGCTTGATTGCTGAGCCTTCATCGTCTCTCGTTGCAAGGCCCGGTACTCCTATCGCCTGGGTCGCCATCCACCGTGGAACGGTACGTACTTGGGCGGCGGATCCTTCCTCTTGATCATGGGTTGCAAGCCATACCTGACTGCATCCCAGCAGTGGTCATGGCCAGGTTTGAGGTCGGGCAGGACGTCGCCCGTGAGCTTGTCCACCTTGTAGCTGTATAGGCGCGCCTCCTCGGCCATGTGTTTGCACCGCGGATGAATCACGATCTTCTCGAACCCGCGCAGAAACGATATCCCGTCCTCGACGCTGCCTGCCCACTTGTCGGCAGCCTCACAGCGAAAGCCCGCGCTGCGCACGTGGTTGATCGTCTCTGGACGCGAATTGTCTGCGCGAATGCAGTGCGTGCGCGAGCCAGGCACGCGATCGAACAGGGCCGGCGTGTCCACGATGTCGCAGCCGACCTTGTAGGCATCGTGCTCGACGTAGAGCCGTTGGTCGTAAACCCACATTCTCAGGAGCACCGTCGGGTCGGTCGAGAAGCCCCAATCTGCTCCGAAGTACGGGCCGTTCCATGTCCCCGGCGCCGGCACAAAGTCGTCGATGATCCACTTGCCGTTGAACACCTGCGCGGCACTCCGAGTCCACGTGCCGCCTTCCCAGACGTGGTGGTACGCATCAGGGTCGGTGCGACGAAGGTGCTCCAGCTCTGTTTTGAGCACATCGGGGAGCCAGGGATTGTCTTTCCACGACACCTTTCTCACGATGGTCCCTGGCGGTGGGTTAACCACGAACCGCTGGTAGGTGGGATCAGACTCCTGCGCCGGGTTGAACGTGACCCAAATTTCCGAGCCCGCCTTGCGAACGGTCGGGACCAGAATCTCCCATGACCGTTCACTAACCCGCTCGGCCTCCTCCACCCAGCAGATGTCGACCCCCTCCAGCGACTTGATCGACTCGACGTTGTAGCGCAGGCCCACGAAAATGAACTCCGTACCATTGGCGCCCACGATGGTGGTGTTCTGCACCTGGTAGAAATCGCCCAAGCCCATCAGCCCGATCTGGTCGGCTAGTACACGGTGGACGCTGTCCGCGATGGAGTTCTGGAACTCGCGCGCACAGAGGATGCGGAGGCGTTGCTGTCCACCCAGAAGCAACAGCGTCCGAGCCGCCGACCAGCTTTTGAGACTGCCGCGCCCGCCGTACAGCACCTTGTAGCGAGCGCGCTCGGAGTACAAGAAGGCTGCCGCCCCTCCGATCTCGATTGCACCGGCATTCGCATATGCTGCTTCCGTCGGTCCCGATTCCATCACCGACCATGTGGCAAAGCCGTCATTGCTGGACTCGGGGGCCGCGTAAATGAATCCCATCGTGTTTCCTACATGTAGTATTGGAACGAGTTCCCGCCGCTGTTCCGGATCATGGGTTCAAGCCCGTACCTGACAGCATCCCAGCAGTGATCGTGTCCGGGCTTCAGCTCTGGCAGCACATCTCCCGTAAGCCTGTCGGTCTTATAGCTGTAAAGTCGCGCTTCCTCGATCATGTGGTGGCAGCGCGGATGAATCACGATTTTCTCAAACCCGCGGAGATATTGGATGCCGTCCTCGACACTGCCTTGCCACTTTTCGGCGCCCTCGCAGTCGAAGCCAGAAGTCGCCACATGGTGGATCGTCTCGGGCCGCGAACAGTCCGCGCGGATCTTGTGGGTTCGGCTGCCCTCGATGAGATCGAACAGCTTGGGCGTATCGACGATGTCGCATCCGACCTTGTACGCCTCGTTCTCAATATAGAGCCGTTTGTCATGGACCCACATTTTCAAGAGCACCGTGGGGTCGGTGGAGAAACCCCAGTCGGCGCCGAAGTACGGACCGTCCCAGTTCTTGCTTTCGTCGCGATCGCCAGCGACAGGCATGAACTCGTCAACGATCCATTTCCCGCCGAACACCTGGGCGTTGCTCCGGCTCCACGTTTCGCCGCCCCACACGTGGTCATACGCCTCCGGATCCGTGCGCAGCATGTCCTCGGCCTGCTTGCGCAGCACTGCCGGCAGCCACGGGTTGTCCTTCCAGCCGACCTTGACCACGATGGCATCGTCGCGCTTCCTGACCACGAACCGCTGGTAGGTCGGATCGGTCTCCTGGCCCGGATTGAACGTCACCCAGATTTCCGACCCAGGCTTGCGGATCGTCGGATCGAGCACTTGCCAGGACTCCTCCGAGACTGCCTCGGCTTCTTCGACCCAGCAAATGTCGACGCCCTCAAGGGACTTCAGCGACGTCGTGTTGTGCCGCAGGCCCGCGAAGATGAACTCCGTCCCGTTGACTCCCTGGATGGTCGCCTTCTGAACCGTGTACAAGTCGTCCAGACCCATCAAAACGATCTGGTCGGACAAAACCCGGTGGACGCTGTCAGCGATGGAGTTCTGAAACTCGCGCGCGCAAAGGATGCGGAGCCGGCGCTCGCCGCCCATGAGCAAAAGCGTGCGAGCCGCCGACCAGCTCTTGAGCGAGCCACGCCCGCCGTAGAGGACCTTGTAGCGCGCCTGCTCTTGATACATGAAGCGGGCGCGCTCCCCGATCTCAATTGCGGCGGCGACCGGTTCAAGTTCTGTTTGTACCGGTTCCATCGGTGGTCGGGGCTGAAGGGGCGGACTGATCGTTGGGCTTTGGCTGGACCCAGCGGACCTCGAGGACCTTCGGCCTGAGCGTGCCGTCCTCGCTCGACAGATTGAGCGCCTGGTGCGGCTTGCCAGCGTGCTGCTCGACCAGCGTCCTCGCGGCTTGCGTATCGCCTGCAATCGCCTTGGCGTAGAGCTTCTCCAGCACGCGACGAAATCTCGTCTTGCCCCTGTCTGTCTCGCTTGGCTCTTCGAGGAATTGGGAAATTGCTGCCCGTGCCTCGTGTCCGTTTTTTCCTGTTGGGTTTCGCCCTGGATCGCCTTTCTTCACTGGCTCTACAAGGTTCGCCATACGCTGGGCGCGAAGCCCCGTATCGTGCTCATCTTCAGGCGTGAGGTCGGGGGATTCGTCAGACATTGGCGCGAACTCCTTTCCTCCCCGTGAACCGTTCCCACCTGGCAATTTCGACGTCGACGAACTCCGGAGCAAGCTCCATAGCGAAACAACGACGCCCCAACCTTTCGGCGGCGATGATCTGGCTGCCGCTGCCGGAGAACGGTTCGTAGACGATGTCACCTGGGCGTGTGTGGTACGTGAGCGGGCGCTCGAAGATTGCGACAGGCTTCTGGGTCGGGTGCTCGGCCTTGTCGTCGCAGCCATCGTGCTGCTCGTCGGTGTTTTGCGCGATATTCCAGACGGTCGAGCAGTCGCCGGAAACGGGAGGCCGTAGCGCCGGTGGGTGCCCTTCCAGCCAGCCATACGCAGCGGGCTCGTGCTGCCACATGAAGTGGCTGCGGGTCAAAATCGGTCGCGATTTCACCCAAATAATCTGCTGGTGCCACAGCAGTCCGTTCGCCGTCCATGCCTCTTCAACGAGTTTTTGGCGGCGGCTCGCGTGCCATTGATACACGGCCGGACTTTCGACGAGCGCGTTCTCAAGCGCGACGCGAATGAAGTCTGAGAAGAACGCCACGCTCGTCTCTGGGTCTTTGTATGCGTCCCAGTGCCGGTTGTTGTCCTTGCCGGCCTGTTCCCGTTTGAAAGACTGCGGATGGTTCGTGCCAGTGTAGTCGACGAGGTATGGCGGATCGGTCGCCATCAAGGTGGCCTTTTCTCCGTTCATCAGCCGCGCCACGTCTGCGGCGTTGGTGGACGACCCGCACAACAGACGGTGTTCCCCGAGTATCCACAAATCACCCAACTTCGAGATGGGCTCGGCGGGCGGCTCTGGCACGTCGTCCGGATCGCAGTTGCCGTCTGCCGGTTCCACATCCTCCTGCTGCGACTCGATCTCGGCGAGGAGCTTGTCTAGCGCCAACTCCGCGAATTGCGCTTCTTGCTCCAGCCCGCGAAGCTGGTCGATGGCGTCTTCGGTGAAGTCGCCACGAATAAAATCGTTGTTCGCGGTCAGGTTCGCCAGCTTCTGCCGCAGAGGATCCCACGCCACTATCCGCACGGGGAAGCGCTCGCCGGTCTTGGGATGGGTGATGTACGCCCAATCGCCATCTCGGACGAACTCGGTCGCGCCCGCGGCTTTCAGCGCGGCCACGCGCATGTGGCCGGACACAAGCTGCTTGGTGGTCTCGTTGAAGACGATATTCAGGTCTCCAAAAGTTTCGAGGCTAACTCCTAAGCCCGTGCGGGCCTCCTCGCTCATCTTCCTGGGGTTGCGCGGGTCGGGCGCCAAGGTCGCGATGGGCAGCCGCATGCCCTTGTCCTGGCCGCTTGCTGCAGGGGTTACGAAGGTGGAATCTGGATCGCCGTTCATTGGTTTCCTCCGGGCGCAACTGCGCCTTTAGGGAAGAAACGCGGGTTTGCTCAGGGAACTGGGACAGGCGATATGCAGATTTTTGGCGAAGTTGCGGTCAGCCGGGGACCGGCAGTGGTGCCGTGCGCATCATCGTGGGTCCTCTTCGGGTTTCCTGGCCGCCCGCAGGTCAACTGGTCGCCCTTGCCAGTCGCGGTCGATCTGCGATTCGGCGGAGGGTGAGGACATGAGGACAGGTGAGGACACCAATTGGCGGTTACCCTCCTCATGAACCTCTCTTAATCCGTTATCCGGAAACTGACGACCACACGTGTCCTCGTGTCCTCGGTCAAGGATCCCGATCCCATGCCAGCCGCGCACAGACTCGCCGGCCACGCGAACCTTGCAGTCCAGAACCCCACGCGGGCGCAGCTGCTCGGCGAACTCCTTCTGGCCCATCGGGTGCTCACCCTCGTGCGCGCACCAGGCCTCGTATGCGGCCCACAAGATGGACTTCGCAACCCGGTTCTCTCGATCGAGTGTGCAGCGCTCGGCGAGGAATGGCCCCAGCCTGTCCGACTCCGCGCGGTAGCCGTCCGTGGCCTCTCTGACCTTGGCGCTCACACCCAGCCCATCCCGTTGCCAGTCCAGGCAGCCCCGAACGGCCGATGCCAGGATGCCAGGCAGTTCCGACTGGAGCTTTTCCTTGAGCTTGTGATCGCGCAGTTCCTCGGGAATGACCCGCTCGAATGGAATCAGCCGCAGGCGACGCCAGATCCCTTCGTCCTGCCCGCGAACGATTGGCTTGTGATTGCCGCAGATCCAAATCTTGTGTGTGGGCTTGAAGGTTGAAAAATTCGCGCGCATTCCGCGCGCGGTGATCGTATCCCCGCCGGTCAGGCTCTTCACAGTGGACTCATCGAAGCGCTGTCCGCTCGGCACCTCACTAAAGGCGGCCATGCGCGCGCTCTTCAGCGGCATTCGATCACAAGGGTGCTGCTCGTTCTGCTTCGCCAGCAACAGACTGGTCGGCGCTGTCACGGCGTAGTCGCCAAGCAGAGACTGGACCGTTTCGACGAGCACGGTCTTTCCGTTGGCCCCAGATCCGTGACAGAACACCATGACGTGTTCACTGGCGTCCCCAGACAGACAATAGCCCACGAATCGCTGAACGAAGTCGATGGTTTCTGCGTCCTGCAGTGTTTCGCGCAAGAACGCGTCCCAGCGTGGGCTCGCTGCTGCGGGGTTGTAGTTGACCGGCAATATCTTGGTCATCAGATCTGCGGGGTCGTGGGGTCGCAGGGTTCCAGTGCGCAGGTTGATCGTTCCGTTCTGACAATTGACCAGCATCGGATCGCTGTCGAAAACCGTGGAGGCGATCGCAATTCCAGGTTCCGATTTCGCCAGCGCGATGATGTTTTCGCGGCACTGGCGACGCTGGGTCTTCTGGGCTGCTTTCAGGAGATCCTCGTACTCACGGTCCGGCGTCAGTTTGTGGTTTGCTTGTGTGGCGATCGCGCGCGAGACTTCTCTGGACTTGCCCAACGTCAGCACGTTGCTGTCGTCAACCACCCAGCGCTTGCCGTCGAACCAACGCCATTGCCCCAGATCTTTGACGAAGCGCGCCTCGTGGCGAAACATGTCCGCGAATTGCGCTGCCCATCCACTTTCGGTCTGAGGGTATTGGGTCGGCAGGGGAGCAACCACGGTCGACAACGCTGCATCGACTTGCGCTTTGACCGCTTCGAGCCCCTGGACTCGCGCTAGGTCGTTGAAGTCGGTCAGCGACTCTTTGGAAGTACTCATAGTTGTTTCCTCCCGAAGTTGGGCACAGCTAGAAAGCCCTTTACGACCTGCGCGGCATACGTCGCCGCCGCCAGGCCAGGGTTGCCGTCCGTACCAGCATCGTCATCGGCGCAAAGCACGATCCTGGCATCTGAGGCTTTCTCTCGGATGGTTTCGGCTACGCACAACAGGTTTCCGGCATCAAACGCCACCATCACCTGGTGGCCAGTAGCCTCGTGAACACTGGCACCGGTCGCGTATCCCTCGGCGATACAGATCACCTCGGTCGCGTCTCCGATGGTGAACCAACACCCAACTTTCCTTGCACCTTTCAAGAATCGCTTCGAGCCGTCGCCAGCAATGAATTCCAATGTGTTGATGCGACCGTCATTATTGTAAGCAGGGACAATGAGCCTGCCGTCCCGGCTCAGGCGCAAGCCGTAGGACTTGGTCCCCTTGCTGCGCAGATACGCATGCTCCGTAACAGGGGGTGCCTTTCCCCAAATCCACTCCGCCAGAGCTGCCTTTTCGGCATGGATTCGCTGTTCCAGGACAGCCCGCTCTTTGTTCGCGGACTCCATGCGGTTGTGGTGAGCGGCTCGCTCTGCTGGCGAGAGGTCGTGTACGCTGTGACTGCACCAAGTCTGCGAGCCACGGTAGTCTGCCCAGTCGCCAAACGCGCCAGCAGAAATGCCATCGCAATGGTACACGTACCAGCCGTCGTGTTTTCCACCTTTCCGATTTGCGTCGCATCGGTGGATTTTGCCGTCCGGTACGATTTCGAGCGGTGGTATCAGCCCCCTTTCAGACATGGCATCGCGGAATGCCCGTTCATTCTCGACGACGTTGTTCATGGCTCCCGGCAGTACACAGCGAGCAGCGGAGTGCCGTCGGAAGCCTGGCCCGCGTCTTCGAAGTGAAAGTCCTTGCCAGGCTCGATCACCCGTTCGAGTTCCCATCGCCGAAACAGGCCGGGCAGCCGGATGAATTCTCCATCCTCTGTGCGGGGTGTCGGGTTGTTGTTCGTGTCCATCAGTCCACTCCTCCTGGCCGCTCGGCCGTCTCTCCTACAGAAACGCGGGTCGAGCCCTCGAACTGGGACAGGTCGGTGTCTAAAAACTTTCGAACACGGTCCATCGCCCGCCAGATCCGCTTTCGCGCCACATCGTGAGGAAGACCCATCCGCTCACCCGCCTCGCGCTGGTTCTCGCCGAGGATCACCACTCCCAAGAGGAGGTCCGCGTCCGGGCCGACGACGGGCAACAACCATTCGCGAAGTGACCGCAGCTCGCCTTCGAATGAAAGTCCTGACTGAGCTGCCGGGCCTCTGCACGGCAGCGGTAGAGCGGGAGACGTTCCAGTGAATGGTCTGTGTCGGTCCTCCTCATCCCACTTGCGCTGAAGATCCACCATCACCTCTCGCCTGGTGCTGCGAACGAGCGTCGAAGCAACCCGCCGGACGCGGCTAAGGTCCATATGGCCGAGCAGTCCAGTGAAAACCGAGGAGACTGAATAGACGAGATCCTCCTCCTCGCCCCGGAAGTACCTGACGTGACGCCGGTAGACGCCGTCCAACCCCGGCCATAGCCCGAGCCAGGCGATTGCGTGGGCTGTTCTGGACCACGGCACTTGCGACTGGATCGCCCGAACCAACGCCGCGTAGATCCTATCCTTTTCGTCGAGACCGCCATCCTTGCTGGTAAGGTATTCGACGAGACCGGTCGGGCTTTCGAACCTGGCCAGGGCTGGCTCACCTTTCCGTGCCTCTTTGAACTCTCGATCTGCATTCAACCTAGTCACTGATCGAACGAGGGCCGCATGAAGTCCCTCCCACTGTGCGCGCATCGGCGCCCGCCTTTCGGCCGAGCGTCAAGCGCCTCTTCGTGGCCACTCTCAGGGCGTCACGCGCCTCTGGGTTTGTGGTCTAGATCAAGTGCTTTCCTGCGTCCCCGTCGCTCCCTTGGTGATTGGGCCGGGAACCTGCGAGCCAGTCTTCAGCTCATTCAAGGTTCGGCAACCGCGACAGACGCTGGTTGCCGGGAACCCTACTAGGTACTCGTGGCCGCGGGCGAACCGCAGATGCAGTCGTCCATCGCAGAGAATGCCCAGCAGCTTCTTGCATCGGGCGCAGCGCCATTCCTTTTCCATCTTCAGCCTCTCTGGGTCGTTGTTGACCCGCGAAGGCCAATCTGGCTGGGCGCTCTGTACGCCGAGCGGACGCGGTCTGTACGCGGTCTGTATCGAGGGGAGGACCGTCGCGGCGAGCTATGGGGTCGGGGCGAAGATGAGCGCGAAGGTCACGGAGGTGTCGGGATCGAAGCGGTAGGTCGCGTGGTTGTCAGCGATGTCCGTCTTGAACAATGCCCAGGTGTTGCGGGACCCAAGGTCGACCGCTTTGCGGGCGCGCTGGAAGATCTGCTTCCCCGACACGCCCTCCTCGGACGGCCCGTCGGTGGCGGGATCGAAGTCGGACCGGCGGTCGGCGCCAGCGCGGATCATCCTGAAGTAGGAGGACTTCACGCCGGTTTTGTGCTTGCGGTTCTTGCCTCGTCCCTTGGTGACCGACCTCGACAGCTCGTCGGCGAAGATATCGAACTGGCTGGCCGTCGAGACGAGGTGGTCGTATGCGCCCTGGTCGAGGTCATGCCATTTGGCGCTGCCGCCAGCGGATCGAAGCAGCTCG